ATCGGCGGCTCCATGCGAAGTCCCTGGCGCAGGACGATGACGCTGCGGTCATCCCCGAACCGGGCCGGGTCCACGCCGATGACGAGCGGGAACTCAATGACGTCGCCGTCAGCGATCTTGCGCTCGCTCGCGGCGGTCGCGTCGGTGAGGCTGATGAGCTGGTCCTCGCCGGCGGCGGCGAAGTCGCAGAGGTACTCGCGTGCGAACGCCTGCTCTGGCATGTCGCGCTTCAGGCGTGCGACCTCGTCCTCGTCCAGGGCGTCGGTGTCGTGGACGGTGTAGCGGGCGGCCCACCAATCCGGCAGGCTGCCTGCGCGGTAGAACAGCTCGCTGAACAGGTTGATGCCTGCGGGCGTCCCGATGAACATGGCCCAGCCCTTGCGGTCGGACAGGGCGGGCTGGATGATGTCGTTCCAGACCTCGGGCTTGATCTGGGCGACCTCGTCAATCACGCATCCGTCGAGTCGGACGCCGCGCAGGGCGTCGGGGTTGTCGCCGCCGAACAGGCGGATGGTGGCCTTGTTGTGCTTGAACGTCACGGCCAGATCGGCCTCGTTCACTTCCACGGCCGCGGTGCGGATGAACGGGTCGATCTTGGACTTGAGGCGAGCCCATGCGATGGCCTTGGCCTGCTTGAGGTATGGCGCCACGTAGACGAAGAACCCCAGTTCGGCCTTGAACTTGATGGCCTTGTCGAGCAGCTCCATGATGGCGAGCTCGGTCTTGCCGGCTCGTCGGTGCAGGGCGAGAACCGTGAACCGCTTGCGCTCGAGGTGGCACCGCTTCTGCCACGCCCTGGGCGCGTAGTTCAGGCGCACCGTTTCAGTTGGCATCCGGGACGCCCGTGATGACATTCAGGGTCACGCCGCCCTCGTGGGCGACGGCCTGCCTGTCGCCGTACTTCTTGGGGTTCCACTTGGCGAGGAGCTTGAGCCGGGTATCGACCTGAAGCCTGCGCCACGCCACGTAGACCTGGTCGCGAGGCTCGTCATCGGCCAGCGCCATGCACTGGTCGGCGATCACGTCGTAGCCGTCCTCGCGTGCGCGTGCGATGCGTGCCACAAATGCCTCGTCCTTGTCCATCCAGTGGTACACGGTGCGCCAGTCCGGGTGCCCGGGCTGCCGGCACCATTCGCGGAGCGGCTTGCCCTCGGACAGCCATTGGATCAGGCTGTCGGCGTGGTGTGCCGGGACGGGTTCAGGCGGTCGGCCCCTCGGTCGCTTCGGGGATGCGCTCCCATCGGCGGGGGACGGCGACGCGGCGTTGGTACTTCGCGATCTTGGCGACGGTGTACCAGGCGAGCCCGAGGGCTTTGGCGATGCGTCGGTAGCCCCATCCGTGTTCTTCGTGGAGTTCGCGGATTTCATCGACGATGGCTTGCGGGATCGTGGCATGGTGGTGGCTTTCCCCTACCCGGCGCCCGTTCTCGCCGTAGGCGACGAGGCGCGTCACTTCTTGCGGGCCTTGGACTTGCGGGCGTCGGCGCGGTTGAACTTCTTGGCGACGGACATGGGCACGCCGACCTTCTTGGCGAATTTGCTTGAATGCGCGGCGGCCGCCATAAGCCTTCGCTGCCGTTCAGACTTGCTTGGCATTTCGTCTCCTTGTGAGTTCCTTCAGCCAGTTGCAATTCTTGCACAACACTTGAAACCGTGATGGGTCTTGCTTCACCAGGAAGATGATGTTCTTCCGTGAATCCTTATGCCCATCGTTGTTGATGTGGTCGAAGTCCAGCACATCCAAGTTGTCGATGCCACAGTGAACACACTTCCCGCCGTGTTGGATCAGAAGATCCTTGCGCGCCTGATTCCTCCACGCACGGCAGTAAGCATCTCGAACATGCTTGGTCCGCTTGTAATACACACGGCTGTATTCATTCTTCGGCATCTTCCGCTTCGGCATGAAATGCCGCAACGAAATGCCTTCGCTATGTGCGCGGGAATACACAGCGGCTTGTGTTCGACCCAGTCGTTCGGCGACTTCCCGGACGGATTTGGACTCCGTCACTGCCCACTGCAACTCGCCTTCTCCCCAAGGGCGACGGGCACTATGCACCACATGCGCCATCAGGCTGGTTCCTTGGGGGTGAGGGTGAGTTCGAGTCCTGCTGCATGTGCGATCTTCAGGATGGAGTCGAACGCCGGCTTGCGGCGGCCGATGCTGGGTGCTTTGGAGAGGAGGCAGCGGACGGTGTGTGCGCGGAGTTCGCCGTCCTGCTCGAGCTGGCGCGCAAGCGCAGAGCGCGTGAGGCCCGCGCCAGTGACTCGCCGGGTAATGGCTTCCTTGAAGTCATCGTACGACCTGATATTCATTCGCTGGAGTATACGCTAATCCTGCGTGACTTCCTTCCCGAAGTCCTCGGAAGTCGCTGCCCAGATGATCCTGGGCCACCCGATGAGCTTGCATCCTTCGATGTCGGCTTCGATGCGGTCGGTGACGAAGGCGCGTGCCTCCGCCATTGACATTGACTCATGATCGCGGAGTCGTGCGGCGATCATGTCGCCGGAGTAGATGGCGACGGGGATTCCCGTTTCGCCTGGTCGCGGGTACATGACGCCGAGGAGCGTGTCCTCGAGGTTGGCGAGGAGTACGGGATGTGGGCAAGATTTCTTCCCGCGCTTCGCCATGTGGGTAAGTCTACAAAGCACGAACCCATAGGCATTTTTTTGCCTACGGGTCCGGTTTAGTGACGTTGGATCGGTTAGCGCGGTTCGCGTTCCGGGTCTGGCGGATTGTGCTGCGTCTGCGCGATCACCCAGTTCCTGAAATCGTCGTACTGCCGGCGCAGGTTCTTGCGTTCGTCGGACCATTCCTGGGTATCGAAGTCCTCGACCTTTTCGTGCCACTTCTGCATGAGCGTCTTGGAATGCGCGAGCGCGTCGTTGACGGCTTCGTGCTGGGTAACCTCGAGGACGATTCGGAACTGCGGCGTCCCGTTCTTGTCAACGCCGTGCCACCACCAGTATTCGTCCTCCTCCGGGTCCATCAATTCGATGTGAGGGGCCATGCGTTCGGGGAGGATCTCGACGCGAACGCCGAACTCAAGCGTGTCGCACTCGATTGCGCCAAGGCGCGAGTTCCATCGGAACGCGAGCGTCCCGGGCCACTTGACGTTCCATGTGTCAATCAACAATTCTGGCGTGATTCTGTTCCCGTGGCACAGGCCGAAGTTAATGCGTGATGACAGGACGGAAGCGTTGTCATCACACCACTTCTCGAAGCCCGGGATGTCAAGCGTCATCATGCTTGACGTTTCGTCGCGCCATGCAATCACGTACCACATGCGATCTCCTCTCGTTCGGTGTTGTCAATGACGGCACGCGCCGCCAGCGTGGATCGTATACGACAGAGTGTAATCATGCAAGTTTGCGGCGCATGCGGTCAATTGCCACGGCGAGCCAGAGATCGTTCTTGAGGTTCAGACCAACGGATTCGCGCACTTGACGGATCTCGGATGCGGTTGCGGTCGAGAGGATCTCCTTGGCCCACTGCTCGTCGGCTTCGCGTTCCGCCGGCGACGGGCCTGCCCACTCCTCGCGTGCGCGCTGGGTGCGTCGGATCTCGTGGTTGCGTTCGTGCGTGCCTGCGTCCTCTCCGCTGATCTTGCAGTATTCCTTGTGGATCGCGCTGATGTCCGGCGACGAATCACGCTCGAGTCGGTGCTGCTCAATGCACTCTCGCAACTTGTCCTGGTGGAGCTGACCCCACTTCTTGTCAATCAACCTCGAAAGTGACGGCTCAAGTCGCCACTTCGGCCACAGCTCCCCCATCAGCGCACGATTGTCCTGCCACGTGACCTGGTTCATTGACGGCAGTATACGCCGCCGTAATGATCTGTCAATGGGCTGGGCGCGAGGTCGGCCGGGATTGACGGTCGGAGGAGGTGGCGGGCGGTGTTTCAAGAAGGATCAGGTTCGATCCGCACAGCCGCCGGCAGGGCTTTCAGTTCGCATGGTGAGCGCAGAGGGAGTGTGACCCCGCAATGGGGCCACGATCAACCAGCCCGCACGGAGCCGCGCTTTCGGTCGATGCCACGAATTTCACCATTTCGCTGGAGGACTGCCAGCCGCTTCAATCGTGGGTGAGCGCACCTTTCGGTGGCGCAGGGTAGGGTCACTCGGCCCTGCGTCTACATCCATGCTCCCCTACCGCGCCGGGAGCGTCCTGCGGCATTGTTGCCCCTGGGGGCAGGTTCGCTACAATGCAAGCGCGATGGATTAGCAGCCCGCAGCATAGCGACCAAATCGCGAACTGCGGGGAAAAATTGCAGGCACCCGCAAGTTCGCTTGCGGGTGTTCTGTTTCCGGGTATAGTTCCCCCATCGGGCGCGTCACCTGACGAGGCCAACCAGCGGTGCTGGGCAACCGGCGCGACCCGATTTGAACCCCCGGAAGCTCGCCGCGTTGATCGCAAGATCCGCGGCGAGTTTGTTTGACAGGCGCATGGCGCGCCGTATACTCACCGCCGTCATCCGAAGGTCCGTGTCCGACACCGACCCAACGCATTTGCATATGCGACCAGAGGTCTGACTGGTCGAACAGCCCCCTACGCGGGGCTGTTTCGTTTGACAGGCGCATGGCGAAGCGTATACTCGCGAAACAAAACCTCCGTCAGCCGTTGACGGTGCATAGTCGGGAAACCGACAAACCTTCCGCAAGGACTGGCGGACGCCGAAAGGCGAGTGAACAGGTCGAAGTTCACCATACAGCCCCTCACGCGGGGCTGTTTTGTTTCGTTCGTATGTGAGCGA